ACATCCATGAGAGCGAACCCACCCATGCGGCCTGACTTAAAGCGAACCTCTGCGCCAACGATGTCATCCCCTTGCAGGTTCTCGGTCACTTGGTCCCAGACCCCATTGAAGAAGTCAGCGTGTGACGCGCACTTGAAGCCCTCGCCAACGTGGCCCATTGCCTCGCCAGTGATGGGATTAATCACGAACTTATGACCAGCCATGCGCGATGGCTCATAGACTGGGTCAAAGTTGAGTGATGTTGGGATGTCGATGTTGCGGTTAATTGTTGTAAAATCTAAAGGCATTTGATTGGTCCTTATACCTAGTTGAATAAAAAGCTCAGAATATCGAGCCAGAGTGAAAGCCCCCCATATAGAAGGAGACCGTAGCGGATCACTTTACCGCCGTGATTTTGCCGTCCTTCATAGTGACTTGTCCGAACCACTCACGGCCTTGGCCTGTGATATGTGGGCGGTTGCATACTGTCAGTGTCCCATTGGCCTGATACTCAGGGCCGAATAATGAGGTCTCAATATACTTCAGACGCTGACCGATGTTTTCTTTCATCACTTTTTTGGACGGGTAGTTTGCTATTAATGTCATGTGAACTCCTGTTCGTTGGTTGTTATCGAGCCGCACTGGTGGCGACTGTTCGAAGTCTACATTAGTGACGTAAATAAGTCCACAATTAAATGATGTAACAAATTCCATAGAAAAACACTCAGGAAATCTGCATTATCTGCGACGAGCAAAAAACTGCGACGAGCGGCAGGAGACAGGTAAATTTTATGTTGATCTCACATTTAGACTGCTATAGACAAGTATTCACTTGTTCGCGCAGGGAAATTTTTTTCAAATCAAAACAGCAAAGGAGCCAATAAAATATGACTAATCTAATAACTGACATTAAAGATGCGCTCTATAATGCTACCAAAGCTGCGCAGAAAGAGGGCAAAGACTATAGTGTTGTTTACCTACCAGAATCGGATACGGCAATACACATGGCTACAGACAGTGAGCCAGAGGCATACGGCTGGGAGATCATAACTACGGTCCAATTACGTAAGTAAGCATACACTTGTTCGCGCAGGGAAATTAGATCGCTTCGGCGGTCTTTTTTTATGCCTGTTAACTTTTTAGTTGACCGACCTGTTAACTCCACTATAAAATGCTGTACATCAACAATTAGAAAGGACCAATCTATGTTGAAGCTAATAAATAACTACCTCGAAGACATGACTATACCAAATGCTCGTAAGGTCATGGAGTATGGACGTAAGTACCCGACTTGCTTCGTCGGACTTAACCGCACGGAGATCAGTATCTACAAGGCTATCGTAGCCAACTTGGGGGAGGTGCGTAAGTAATGGAAGCCAAGATCGTTATCACTCAGCGTATGCTGAACAAGTCCATTATTGACGCTAATAAGTCGGTGGTAGACTTCGCCAAAAAGTATCTAACTACGACCTTTTGCGACCTAGAGAACGGCGAAAAGACTACTGTCCCAGCCGTGTTCGAGGACGATACTGCCACGGAGATACGTTTGTACCGTAGACCTCGCGGAGACAAGCTCATGTCCATCAAGGACATCAAGAAGCACGTTTCAGTGGGCGACACCATCACCTTTAAGCATGAGGCTGGGCTTACCTACGTAGAAGTGCGCGGCAAGGACAATGTCGTGAAGCTAACCCCACGCAACCACTTTGTGCGTGTACACGTGGAGAAGGCGGCATGAAGGCTCCCTACGTAAGACCACGCATGAGAGGCAACACTAGGGTCTTTGACCTACGGCCTACTCCTGAATTAAAGAAGGCGTTTCCCGATATCAGTCGGGAGACCTACACCACCCCGCAAGAGGCCAACGCCAGAGGCTACGAGTGGAAGCGTAAGTTTGAGGCTTGGAAGGCTGGTAACCACGAAGACATCTACGTAGACAACCGCTCTGTCGAGGCTCTGGTCAATCACTACAAGTCGTCTATGGCCTACGGTAACATCAAGGCTGCTGCTACTAAGAGATCGTATGAGGGTCACCTACGGCACGTTCTGCCTGTCTGCGTATCTAACACAGCATTTGCTAAAATGAATGTGTCAGACGTTGACTACGAGTACGCACAAAAACTGTGGCTACACATACAGTCTGACGTAAGTACACACAAAGCCAACCACACTTTCAAGGTTCTCAAGCTAGTCTGGAACGAGGGTCTACGCTCAGGGAAGGTAAAGTCTAACCCCTTTGCCTTGGTCAAGCTACCCAAGCTGCCAGACAGACAGGTTCTGTGGCCCGAAGAACATATATGGGGCATGGTGCAGCACTGTGACGACATGGGCTACCACAGTATGGGTACAATGCTGGTCATGTGCTACGAGTTCTGCCAGCGTCCTGTTGACGTAAGGACCATGCGGTGGGGTAATATCGACGGCAAGACAGGCGTGTCTCACTTCACTCAGAAGAAGACAGGCAAGCAGATGTCTATCAAGGTAACTAACTCTGTTAAGCAGCGTCTGCACTTACACCAGCACCGTAACTCTGATGATTACATATTCGCATACGAGAATACTGGGAGACCCTACAGTCAGGATCGATGCAATAAGTTCTTTAGAGCCGCTGCCGATAGCTACGGACTGCCAGAGGTTCCACTAGTAGGTCAGTTAAATGATGACGGTAGCCAGCGATATACCAAACTGTGGATGGCTGACCTTCGACGCACAGGAGCTACTCACGCGAGTAGGGCAGGGTGTACTGACCGACAGTTGATGGCCCTGACAGGCCACAAGAACCCGCAGATGTTAGTGATCTACGCCCTAGAGGGTGAGACAGAGAGTACAATGGCTAATCAGAAACGAGGCTTAATTTAATGGGATTTCATAGAACAGTAAAAGTAATTCAGCGCGGCAGACCTTGCCGTCTATTTGGACAGGACTTCATCAGCATTGCTCAGGCGGCACGACACTTTGGTATCAGCCACACGTTTGCGCGGGAGATGATCCACAACGACAGACACAAGGAGTGTGACCGCGACGACATACGTAGAAACTGGGTTAACAAGCACATTAACCAGATGACCCCTGAAGAGCGTCAGAGGGCCAAGGAGCGTGAAGAGGCTAATCGTGATGAAAAAGATAACATACGAAAGGGGGCGACATGGAATACTTCTTCGCTCTCTACGTAGAGTATGCAATCCAAGGCAGGGATATACAGACGTATATACTTCTGCCGAGTTCAGAAGCCTGTCAGATAGCAATACGCACTAATGAGAATATGCCTGAGTATTTTAACGCCGATGGTGACGTTAATATGTGGTGCTTGGAGACAGGTGTCATGTCTAGATCAATCAGACCAGTACTGCGAGGTGAAAATGGATAAGTCAGGTATCATTGGTGTAGAGACTGTAGAAGAACACGAAGACGGTTCCGCTACGTATCAGTTTCACATGGACGACAAGTGCAGAAACTTACTGACAGAGGAAGGCTTGAAGCTGGTACTCTACTGCGCAGCCGCCAAGCTGGATATGCAAATAGTCTATGACTTCATAGAAGATCACATTCGAGAGATGTCCGATGGTTAAGATCAAATATATATGCAAGAAGACTGGCGCAGTGTTCGCCTACAAGAACACAACTAAGTCAGTGGCTGATAAAGAAATCAACAATCCCAGACTAACAGAATCCAGACTGGAGATTGAGTCGGTCAAATAATAATAACGTGAGTGGCAAAAATGGCAGACTGCCACAAAGCTATCTGCCATGCCACTTACACTAGCCAAACAGTTATTTATCTAATAATATCAAATAGTTGGCTCCGGCGGTAGGGATCGAACCTACGACCAATTGATTAACAGATGATGTTTAAAATCAATGGCTTATGATATACTTACATTAATACCTGTTAACTTTAAGTGTTTTAATATAGCACTTAATTAGTTGTTGACTAAATTGTTTTTGACGATAAGCTGACGCTGTCCCTGCGAAGGGGCAGTATAACCAACGGACTAGAGATGACCTACTTAGAGCAGTTAGAAATAGTAAAGACTATTAATATCAGAGAGGGGGATACTATAGTAATCCAATGCCCTTTCTGTGGTGGTTATAAGAAGCTAGCAGTCTCTAAAATAGATGGTCAACTAAAGTGGTTCTGTTATAGAGCAAGCTGTAATGGAAGAGGCATATACCAAGGTAGACGTTCTCTTCAGTCTTCCAAAGACTATCTAGCAAAAGTATCTAAGCCGACTGCTAAGGTTAAACCATTACCCGAGATAACTACTTCAGTAGATAACCATAAACCAGCAATCGACTTCCTGAAGTCTGTGAATAGTCTAGAGGCTTACCAGAACGGATGGATAGATGTACGCTACGCACCAGCCGAAGACCGAGTAATGTTCTACGCAGATAGAGGTGCAGTGGGTAGATGCCTGAAACCCTATGGACCTAAGTGGATGACTTATGGTGTCATCGAAGGCGGTGTACACGTAGGTGAGGGAACTGATGCCGTACTCGTAGAAGACATACCATCAGCCTGTAGTGTAAGTAGACTAGACGGCTACGTAGGTGTGGCAATGCTAGGTACAAACTTGACTTCCACAATAAAGCAGTCAATTAGTTGTTACACTAATAGGTATTTAGTTCTTGACAAAGACGCGAACACTAAGGCACTCAATACAATCAGAAGTAAAGATAAGACCCTAAAGCTGCGACTAACTGAGAAAGACCTTAAATGGCTCACTACAGAACAGATAAACAATTTACTACGGTAAGTAGCGTATTTACGTGGGCCTTTATTACTTGTGGGGGTAATAGGTCTAGAGTAAATCGCAGAAGATCACGTACTAAGGCGGCAGAGCGTCCTATAAAAATGATGACTTATGTGGTGTCATTACAGAATCCCCCTAGCGGTCCTCCGATTCATTCCTTATAGCTGCCAATCACTATCCAGAGGACAACTGGGTTAACAAAAACACCGTCTAGGCCACCAGTACAGACGTTAAAGTTAAAGGAATGGTATAATGAAAGCTAGAGGAATAGCTATAATCGATCTAGAAATTGAGGGGGGCTTCCGAGAAGCCGCTGCTGAAGAAGAAGCACTAGAGAAGCTGATACGTGAATACTGTGAAAAGAACCCACGGGTAATTACGTATCAGTGTGAGCTTCGAGAACGCCGAGGCGAGGCTGGTTCTGTAGACCTGAGTAAAATGAAATTCAGAGCCAACTAGTACTACTAACGTAATCAAACTAATTAGCCCCTTCTGCAAAGTTGGGGCTTTTTTTATTTCGCTAATTGGTCTACTATAGCACTCTATTAATTGTTAATGGATAGCGAAGAATGGACCAATCACTTCTTAAAAGCTGCCTTAACCACTCATTCTATGAGGAAAATAAGGCAAAACTTCGAGCATCACTGTTCGACGAGACTATGAAAGATGTATTCGAGACAATTATCTCGATGCACGATAAGTTTGAGAAGGACATTACGCCTCTTGAACTATTTACTTACTGGAAGTCTAAAAATCCTACATCGACGGGTTCGTGGTCGGCTGAGATTGAAGACCTAGTAAATTCTATTTCCAATGCTGATGACATAGACAGTGCCGTAGCTAGTGATGTCATCGAGACACTCTGGCGGCAGCACATTGGTTTAGACATTGCCCAGCTAGGTATATCAATGTCTGAGGGTGATGCCTCTGCAATGGACAAGCTGAATACTCTTTTGGACCGTGTATCAGATGGATACCTACCAGATAACTTTAATGACTACATAGTCACAGACGATATCTACGAGCTATTAGCTACTGTATCAGACGACAATAGATTTAAGTTTAACATCGAGACCCTGAGTAGAAATGTGTATGGCATTGGGCGCGGAGAGTTCGGTGTCATTGCGGCATACTCTAATGTAGGCAAGACGGCATTTGCTATTAGCCTATGCGCTGCCCCAGACGGCTTCTGCCAGCAAGGTGCCAAGGTTGGTTACATAGCCAACGAAGAGGTGGGTAAGCGCACTAAGCTACGTGCCATGCAAGCGTTCACTGGTATGACCAAAGAGGAGATGAACTTCGAGCCACAGGCCGCAGCCGCACGGTATGCAGCTATTAGGGACCGTCTTATCTTCGCAGATAGTCAGGGCTGGGATATACAGCAACTCGATGCCTTCCTGAGCCAACAAAAATTTGATGTCGTAATCGTGGATATGGCAGACAAGATCGCACTCACGCAGACATTTAACTCTGGGCATGAACGCCTGAGAGAATTGTACTACCGCCTACGTGAATTAGCCAAGAAGCATAACGTGGCCTTAATAGGTCTTTCACAAGCATCTGCAGAAGCTGAAGGTAAGACACGCCTCACGCCAACAATGCTGGAAGGTAGTAAGGTGGGTAAGGTAGCCGAGAGCGACATCTTAATAGGCTTAGGTAAGATGGATGACAAGGAAAACCCTGACGATCCTTCGCGCTGGATTACGGTGATGAAGAATAAAATCTCAGGGTGGCATGGCACAGTCATGTGTCAGCTAGACCATAAGACTTCGCGCTATGAAGTGTGAAGCCAGATTACCGCCACACATTGAACTACAGGTACGACAATTTGGTGTGATGGCTGAGAAAAAACCACAAGAGGTAGCCGCGAGAGTGCAAGAATATAGACGGCCTACCTTTGACGAGCATGGGGAGCCAGACTTTTGAAGAAACTAGTACTAGACTTAGAGACCACCGTCGAGCGTATAGAAGGGCGCATAGATAACAGCCCGAAGAACCCAAATAACAGATGTGTATCGGCCCACTACGGCTGGTTGTCTGACACGACAGTAGAGGACGTACATAATGACGTATGGTATCACAACGAGAAGCCATATCCTGACGGCATAGATCAACTAAGAGAACACCTCGCAGAAGCTGACCTGCTTATCTGCCACAACGCAAAGTTTGATGTAGAGTGGCTACAGGAAATGGGCTTCGACATACCTGCGCAAGTATTCGACACGATGATAGCAGAGTACTTACTAGCCAAGGGGCAGAACAGAGGTCTGTCGCTGAAGGACAGTGCCATCAGACGTAAGACTGAGAGCATCAAGAAATCAGACCTGATTGATGAGTTGTTTAAGAGTGGTACAGGCTTCGAGGCAATGCCACTAGATACGGTAATAGAGTATGCCGAGGCCGATGTCAGAGCCACTGGGGAGCTATACCTCGCGCAGCAAGAAATCTTCGAGCGTGAACACAATCAGAGCCTAAAGAAAGTAATCCCATTTATGAATGAGATGCTGATGTTTCTATGTGAAATAGAAATGAATGGCGTGAAGATTGACATGGACGCTCTACTAGAGGTGGAAAAGGAGTTTGAAGCCGAGAAGGCAGAACTGGAGAAGCGGCTGAGAGAAATCGCTGAAATGGTTATGGGCGACGAGCCAGTAAACTTTAACAGCGGTGTCCACATGACCAAAGTCATCTACTCACGTGAAGTAATAGACAAGGACATACACCGACAGACGTTTAACATATTCACAGACGATGAGGGCAAACCTCTCAGACCACCTTATATGAGTACCAATCAGTTTGTGGATGCTGTTCGCGCAACTACTAGAGTTGTATTCCGTAAGACTGCTCACAAGTGCAGAGACTGTAATGGCGTAGGCTCCATTCAGCAATACAAGCAGATCACTCGACAGAAGAATGGTAAGAAGTATCGTATCCAAGGTGACCCCTACAAGAACCGTACTAAATGCAAGCCGTGTAAGGGTGTAGGTGCTATTTACGTATCTACTGGGGAAGTAGCGGGGCTGAAGTTATCTCCAAGCTCACCCTATGACGCTAGTATCAACGGATTTAAGACCGATAAGGAGACTATCCAGTCACTGATACGTCAGGCAGAGCGCAAAAATAAAGATATTGCCGTAGAATTTCTCACGAAACTTTCTCGCCTGAGTGCCGTGTCTGTCTACCTAGATAGTTTCGTCGCAGGTATCAAACGAGGTACACGATCTACGGGTCTTCTCCACGCAAACTTTAATCAGTGCATCGCCTCTACTGGTCGCCTGTCTTCGGGCGGCGGTATGTCATTAAATTTGCAGAACCAGCCTAAGAGAGGATTTCCTGTACGTAAGTGCTTTGTAAGTCGGTTCGAAAACGGTCTGCTTTTAGAAAGTGACTACTCAGGTCTTGAATTTAGAACGGCGTGTGAGTTGTCGCGTGATGGGCAGGGCATTGCCGACATCATCGAGGGTAAGGACATTCACAGACAGACTGCGAGTATCTGCCTACAGAAGTCTCCTGAAGAGGTGAGTAAGGCAGAGAGGCAGGGTCACAAGTGGGCTAGCTTCCAGCCGCTGTTTGGGGGTACGGGCGCAGGTCAACCAGAGCATATCAAGGCATACTTTGACCGTTTCTATGAAATCTACGATGGCATCTACACGTGGCACCAATCTCTTATGACAGGTGCGCTGAAGAATGGCACTGTCGAGACACCATCTGGTCGCCAGTACTTTTGGCCTAACGTCATACGTACTCGAAACAACCGAGTGACCAAGGCTACGCAGATACTGAACTACCCAGTACAGGGCTTCAGTGCAGACCTAGTGCAGTTGGCGTGTATAAGAACTTTTAGGTTATTCAAAGAAAAAGACCTGATCTCAAAGCTGATACTCACGGTACACGATAGCATCGTCGTCGATACTCATCCTGATGAAGAAGAAATCGTCAAAGAAATACTCACAGAGGCGATGACGAAGGTCGGAGAAGAGGCAGAAAAACGATTTAATTACAGCATAGTAGTTCCTCTAGAAATAGAAATAAGTCGTGGGACAAATTGGCTTGATCAAGAGGAATATGCTTGATTGAAGCACTTAACTAATGTATAATGTAAGTCCACTATTGAGGAATTAGTTATGTCAGAACTAGCAGTACAAGAAAATCACTACACAATGGAAGAAATCGCAGCACAACTTGGTGCAGCATCCCAGTCGGGACCGACAATCCCCACTCTTAAAATGAACTATGAACCAGATGATGCCCCGATGGGTGCATTCTTTCTGAAGACTGGTCAGGATCATGTATACGCCACAGAAAACGTGCGTATTCGTGCCTTCAGTAACCATATTCAATACCAGCATTGGGATGATGTAGATGGCTTAGTAAACAAGTCTCTGCTTATTAAAAATCAGCGTGAAGAGGCGCGTGATATGCTGGGTGGCTTTATGTGTGGGATGCCTACATACGAGCAGTCCATCCAAATGTCTCCTGAAGAGAAGGAGAAATATAAGGGTATGGACCGATATCGTGTAATCCGTGGACTAATTACGTACACAGGCACCACTTCACAGGGCCAAGAGGTAACCATTGAAAACCAGCCATTTAAGCTGGAGACTAAACGTAAAAATTATGGACCGTTTTATCACGATGTTATGAAGCGTTTACCGAATGGTATGAACCTATGGGACTTCGAGAGTATTTTGTCTACGGACAAGAAGAAGAACTCTTATGGTAAGACGTTCTACGTAATGCGCTTTAACCCACAGTTTGCAAACCCGCTGCCAATGGACCAGATGACGTATGATAGTCTTGCCTACGTCACTAAGTTGGTGACTGATGAGAACGCTCGTATCAACCAAGCCTATAAAGAGGCATTGAATATTGAGCGTGAGGTCGGAGAGGCCGCAACAATAGTAGACAAGGTAGAACAGGCTCTAGACGCAGACGTAGCATAATGGGCGTTGTAGAGAATATGTCTAATGAGGTGTACCACCAACAAGGTGGTATATCCTCTTCGGCGGTAAAGACAGTATTTAAAAAGTCAGTGGCTCACTGGAAAGGTGAGAAGCGGAAGACATCTGCGGCATTCGACTTGGGTACGGCGGTCCACGCTCTATTGCTAGAGGAAGACCGTGACCTAGTAGTAAAGGGACCAAAGACCCGCAACTCCAAGGGCTTTAAGGAATTACAGGAAGACCTAGAACAAGATCAGGTACTACTCACGGAAGTAGAGTACCACGTGGCTAATCGTATGGCGACAGAGACTTTAAAGAATAAGGTCTGCCACGATGCCCTGAGACACAAGGATCGAGTAAACGAGGTCAGTATCTTTGCCGAGTGTGAAAACACAGGTCTGATACTCAAGACGAGACCTGACCTGTACATACCCTCTGAGGGAATTGTCTACGATATTAAGACCACACAGGATGCAAGCCCAAAAGGTTTCGCCTCAGAGTGCTGGAAATATTCGTATCCAATCCAAGCAGCCTTCTATCTTTACGTATGTAATCTTGGCGGTATCGAGGTGGATCGCTTCCACTTCATAGCGGTGGAGAAGTCTGCTCCCTACGTAAGTCATATGCACGTAGTCAGCCCTGAGTTGTTGGTCAGGGCTACGGAGCAAATGCACAAGACTTTGGAGATTATTAAGGAAGCAATCGACAAAGAGGACTTTGGCACAGGGTGGGGCGAATATAGCCTCTTAGAACCCCCTAAATGGCTATAAAAACATCCAGTGCCAAGGCGAAGGGCCGACGACATCAGCAATGGGTTAGAGACCGCATTCTCGCTCTATTCCCAAGGCTGCTCCTCCCTGACGATGTCAGAAGCACTTCGATGGGGGCTGGCGGTGAGGACATTCAGTTAAGTCCCGCCGCCAGACGCCTCTTCCCATACTCTGTAGAGTGTAAGGCTTTCAAGAGTTTCGCCATCTACAAAGTTATGGATCAGGCCGCTGAGAACTGTCCGAAGGGAGCGGAGCCAGTGGCAATTATTAAAGGTGATCGCCAGAAACCCTTGGCTGTCATGGACGCAGAACATTTTTTTAAATTAGCAGGAGCAAAACGTGACAGAAGACCTACCAGAAAATAGCATAATGCTAGTCATTAGCTTGGATGAAGAAGCTGAAACGCTCTCCATTACCTCTGCGCAGCACACTAGTGAAGACTTAGACCCAGAACAAGCTCAGACACTTGTAGACATCTACAATGGCCTCTGCCTAGTCCTAGACGGTGGCATGGATTACCTACGCTTTGTAGGCGGTATTCTGAGCAAACTGGAAGAATACAATAATTCGGAAATAGACTTCGAGCCAGACGACGAACTTCTGGAAGCTATTGCAGATGCTAAAGTAGTTAAATTTCCAAGGAAGCTACACTAATGCATTCAAGAAATAGAATGAATGCTGATAGCTATGTAACTCCAGATATGGTGGAGAAGCCGCCACACTACAACGGTAGCCATATCGAGTGCATCGACGCAATGGAAGCTATGGCAGAGGGCTGCGATATCCCTAGCCACGAAGCCTATTGCTGGCAGAACTGTTTCAAGTACCTCTGGCGGTGGCCCTATAAGAATGGCTTAGAAGATCTGAAGAAGGCGCGTTGGTACTTGGACCGATTAATAAAAAAGGTCGAGGAAAACCAACATGATTTCAAAGGATGATATCGTGGCATTTGAGTATTATGACCACGACAATGAATTAATAAGAGATTCAAATACTTACCTAAACAAGACACCGCTGAATATGGTGGAGCAGTTTGCTCGTATTTACGGACAATCTACGGGCCATACTTGGGAGAAGGGTAGCGACAAGGATATGCTGCGCTTCAATCTTCTAGATGAGGAATTTCAGGAAGTAGCAGATGCAAATACACCTGAAAACCTACTGAAGGAATTAGCTGATCTTGTCTACGTAACATACGGTTTCGCAGCCACATTTGGCTGGGATTTAGACGAAGCAGTTCGTCGTGTCCACGCATCCAATATGAGCAAGTTGGGTAGCGATGGGCAACCAATCTATCGAGAAGACGGAAAGGTACTAAAGGGGCCACACTACGCAGCCCCTGACTTAAAAGATTTAGTTTGAGGAGCAAATCAATGATAAAAAACGAATACGGACCAACCCTATCAATTTCTGAGGAAATTCATGCCCAGAAGTACAGGTCTGAGGGGGAAACTTTCCGCGAGGCTATGACACGTGTAGCCGAAGCACTGAAAGATAATGAATCTCATTTCAATAACTTTCGAAATATTCTATATAACCAGCGTTTCCTGCCAGCGGGTCGAGTACAGTCTGCTATGGGCGCACCCCGCCGCGTAACTCCATATAACTGCTTCGTTTCTATGACTATCGAGGACAGTATGGAAGGTATCATGCAAGCCGCACGTAACGCAGCCAAGACTATGCAGCTTGGTGGCGGTATTGGCTATGACTTCAGTACTCTACGTCCACGTGGCGCACTCATACGCAGCCTAGACAGCCGCTCCAGTGGCCCAATGAGCTTTATGGGCATCTTCGACGCAATCTGTAAGACAATTAGCTCTGCAGGACACCGTAGAGGCGCACAGATGGGTGTCCTACGTGTAGACCATCCAGATATTGAGCAGTTTATTCGCGCAAAGAACAACAGCACTGAGCTTACGCAGTTTAACATCTCAGTTGGCGTGACAGATGCGTTTATGAAGGCAGTCAAAGAGGATGCTGACTTTGATCTAGTCTTTGAAGGCCGTGTCTATAAGACAGTTTCTGCACGTGCATTGTGGGATGACATTCTACGTAGTACGTGGGACTGGGCAGAACCGGGAATCCTGTTTATTGACCGTATTAATCGCAAGAACAACCTACACTACTGTGAGAAGATTGCCGCTACAAACCCATGCGGTGAGCAACCTCTACCGCCAAACGGTGCGTGTCTACTAGGCTCATTTAATTTGGCTAAATACATAGTAGAGCATGACGGCAAGTATGTGTTCAATATGAACCAGCTACGTAACGACATCCCTCACGTAGTACGTGCAATGGACAATGTAGTAGACCGTGCAACATATCCGCTGCCAGAGCAAGAGCAGGAAGCTAAAAGCAAACGCCGTATGGGGCTGGGAGTTACTGGCGTAGCTAATGCCATTGAGGCATTGGGCTTTGAGTACGGCAGTGAGCCTTTCCTACGTACCCTAGAAGAGATTATGGGGGTTATTAGGAATGTGGCGTATCGTACTTCTGTGGAATTGGCTATTGAGAAGGGTCCGTTTCCTCTATTTACTCAGGCATATCTTGGCTCTGAGTTTGCTACTACTCTGCCTCACGATATTCGTGATCTCATTAGCCAGCACGGTATTCGTAACAGTCATCTTCTTTCTGTTGCTCCGACAGGAACTATCAGCCTGTCAGCCGACAACGTATCCTCTGGGATTGAACCAGTCTTCTCACATTACTACGATAGAACTATCCAGACCTTCGACGGCCCTAAAGTAGAGCGGGTTGAAGATTATGGCTATCGTGTGTTTGGCGTGAAGGGCAAGACAGCCGACGAGCTATCAGTGTTTGACCACGTTAAAGTTCTTAACGTAGCCTCTCGCTATGTAGACAGTGCCTGTTCTAAGACCTGCAACGTAGGAGACAACATCTCTTGGGAAGAGTTCAAGGATGTCTACATGAAAGCCTACGAAGGTGGGTCGTCTGGATGTACAACTTTCAGAGCTTCAGGTAAGCGGTATGGTATCCTGAATGCAGCCGCTTCAGAGGATATTGCCGAAGAGCCACAGACTGAAGAAGACAACTTCATTGAAGAGGGTGGGGCGTGTTATTTTGACGTAGCCACTGGCCTGAGAAAATGTGAATAAGCAATAAAATAGCCCACAGATCGCTTGACCTATGGGCTTATTTTTTGTTAAAATACTAGCGAATGAGGTCGAGATTGGTCCACCTTGTTCGTTGGTTGAGACCCCTGCCAGAGATGGTGGGGGTTTCTTTATTTAAGGAAACAAATCCATCATCTGATCATCCACTGTCACCGTAGGACGTTCATCCTGTTGAGTTGCTTCGCTCAAGGCAGAGGACGTTGCTATAGGTGCTTCCGATGCTCTATTCACAATTCCTCTGCCTGTCGCCGTAGCTGCTCCTACAGTTACGTCCTTGGCGAGTTTACCAGCTTTCTGCGTCTTGCTGAGACCTTTAAACTCAGAACCATACTTGATCATAAACTCTTTGACACTGTCCAAGGCACCGCGTCTAATATCTGGATTATCTTGGATGGCACCTTTCAGTACTCTTGGTTGGAGCATAAGGATTTTCATCTGCTCCAGTTTGTTCCCCATTGGCAGTCCAGCTACGAGTTTCTTGAATGCAGCCGAACCGATAGCCGCCGCCTGTAGCTGTGAGCCTTCGCCCATACCAAACATAGCACCGAAGTTAGCACCGAAGATACGGGCTGTGTTACTGACTATGTCACTGGCTGGCTTGACTACTTCATTAAACTGGGCAGGGGTCATTGTGCTACGTTGAATACGTAAGCCCTCTTGAATTAGCTGACCAATGTTGCTGATGTCTTCAGAGCCAATTACGCCTTGCTGCTCCATAATCTCTAAGATGCTGAGGTCGTCGGCCCGTCCACTCAGTGGTCGAGTAAGCTCAGTAGTTAGCTTGAAGAAGTCTGGGTTATCATTAGCATCTCTAGCACCCTCAAATAGTGTGTCGATGGTAGCCATGCGCAAGTCTCTGAGCGCATTCTGATCACCCATAGCCTCGTTAGCTAACTTAACGTAATCGTCTACGGGCTTGTTGGAGTTGAGTACCTTACCTATAGCTTCTGGTAACTTACCAGTCTCTGCTATCGCGCTAAACTGCTTAAATATTTCGTCTGCAGTTCTCTGCGCATCTAGTAGGCTAGTGAGTTCCGCTCTAAAATTAGGGAAACCCTCTAGCGCGTCTGCATTCTCAGTAGCAGACATAAAGTTCTCTAGTTTAGCTGTGTCAATAGTTCCGTCTGTATTACGCAGTCTAGTGACCGCACCTCGTAAGAACTGTTCCTGAGCATTAGACATACGAGGGGCAAGCTCTACAGGAGTAGTGTCATCAGGGAATGCTACTGACGTAGTATCACCGCCCTCATTTAGCTGGAAGTCGTCTACTGGTTCAGCTTCTGGTGAGGGAGCTTTGGGATCGAAGTATTCTTCTCCCTGTGGACCACGATACTGGTCGAATGCTTGCGCCCTGCGTCTGGCCTCTTCTGCCAAATCCATTCTACCATCAGCTTCCATCTTATTAGCAAATCGGAATAGCAGTTCAGCCGCCTGTTGTGCCTGACTTAGTTCACCCTCTGCAGGACGATCAGTTGGACTCATTCTCTGAGGATCGGGCGTAGTCTTCGTAGAGGGTAGGGTGGTGCTTGGGGCAGTAAGCTCCGCTGGCATGGTAATGTCATTAGGCTCCGCGCCAATACCCCTAGCAAACTTATCGAACTCTGCCTGAAGTTCCCGCTCCTTTAGGTCATTGACCCGTGGCCCCATAGTGTCTGAAAACTCTGTAGCTCCACGCATTTCAGATAAGTTCTGTGCGCGATTAATTGGAGTACCAGCTAGAGCGTTTTCTAGTACTTGTTCAGGACGCATAGCAGTGCCACCTGTACCTACGGTACTAAGGGCATCCATATTGAAGTAGCGAGTAAAGCGTTCATGCTTTAGACTGCTAAATTTACGTGCAGTTTCTACAGCTTCACCACCAATTTCGTAGGGGATAGCATTTAGTGAGTCTACGGAAGCATTGGCAAGCTCGTCAAAGATACCCGCTCTGGTAAACTCAGACTTATCAGCCGCTTCTCTGGCAGCTTCCAGCATACGAGACCTAAATCTACGAACTTCTGCCACTGATAACGTACCCTCACGGGCCTTCATGGCAAAATTATTAATTGCAGCGTCTAGTTGCCCACCGCCAGCGATAGTCTCGCCGTCTAGAAGCCGCGTCCTGCGCATCTCTGAGATTGTTCGATCTACATTAGAGGCATCTACTTGTAGGCCGTCATCAATACGTCCATACAAGTAATCTTCCATTTCAATGATATTTGCTCTAGCCTCGAATAGAGTTTGCTGGGCGACTTTAGAAGCCTCAGTCTGGCGCATATCAGGTGATAGATTTGTTAACCTAGCATTTGCCTCGTCTTGTGCCAATTTGATACGTGTGTCTAATATGTTTTGGAAGTAGCGTTCACGTAGAGTATCGGCTGCGAACTGGTTACCTGCTCTGGCAAGACGCTCAGATGTAGCCAAAATTTGGGAAAGTGCTGTATTAACCTCTTCGGCTACTGCAGCGGAAAAGTTTATACCTTTATCAGAGCTACCACTAATTAGTCCGTTCTGTATAGCTACTAGTGTAGGGTTATCGGTAAGAGTACCAGCGGGTAGGTTTACTCCGTCTACTGGGCTGGCATCTCCCAGCGCAAGAGAGGTCTCTAGGTCTTGGATAATACGCTCTGGAGTGTGTGCATCAGCCGCCTCAGTAAGACGATCTGCTAGGGTAGTATCCCCCGCGTCAGTAGCCGCCTTAGCTTGATCTAGGAGTATCTTACGCTGTTGCTGTGCAGCTAGTAGTATGTCATTGACGGCACCCTTACGAGCGGCCCCATCGCTGAAGCCAGCGACTAAGTCTTCTAGGGTCTTACTGGTAGCGTCTGCAATTCCACCAACTCTAGAAGTGGCAGAGGCAGCATTACCGCCTACTAACGCACCTAAGAACTCTGCTCCCATTTGCGCCCAAGGGTTATCTCCCAGACCAGCCTTCTCAATAAACGCAGTCAGTCCAGCCGCACCCGCTGTGGCACCGCCTTCAATATTACGAAAGCGAGTAGGGTTCTGTGCAGCTTCTTTTATAAGTGGATTAGTAAGGCCAATACCTGCCTTAGCAGTCTTTAAAATAGCAAAGGCTGGAACAAGGTTTTCAGTGACTACACGACTAACGCCAAACTGTGCGCGGTATTCTTCTGGCACATTCTCCCTAGTGACGTAGGTATTCTCGCCAAGAACCGCATTACCTATATTTCTTATATTTTGACTACTGCCCAGAGGCGCGGGATTACCTCCTACTACAAAGTCTTTTGGGTCTGTGCTTAGATAAAACTCTGGGTCATAATTAGGGGAGTTGGGATCGTCCACGCCTTCGGGAGCATTAATGCTAGCCAGCTTGTTTACTCCCTGTCGGAATAAACTCTCACCAGACGTTAACCCCATGTTAACTAAATCGACGGGTAGGCCAAGAAGGTTTGTAGCTGCAGTACCAACACCCTTAACACCAGCCTTAACGCCGCTATCAATGCTAGTATCAATAGTATTACCAGACATAATGAAGTCTAGTAGGGCAGTAGGCGGGACACCATCTTGAATAGCTGGGGCCAAGTCGAATGGCTTACCATCCATGTTAAAGGCAGTACCAGCCTGACTGACGATGTCATTGAAAATAGCTTCGTCGCTCTCTCCAGAGTTACGCCGCTGTTGGATTTTGGCTAGGTCTAACTCTCCAGAAGTCTGTTGCTCTTCTACAGGCTCGTCACCAAACGGATTTTCATCTACCGCTTCATCGCCAAATGGATTTACATCAGCCATATTACTTACCTTTTTTAATGTAGGTTTTGCCTTGGTAGATATACTTCTCGCCAGCCTTTATCTGGGCATACTTTGGATCATCTGTGCCAGTTACAACGGGTAGGCTGGAAGTATTTGTACTATCAGAAGAACCTGCATTAGACTTAAAGACGCTGTCTGTAACACCCTTACTATCGCTTTCCTGCTTACCCTCAATGGACTTAATCAATTGATCATATAATTTAGAAAGTGGAGTAATGGCTCGTATAGCTACGTTAGCTTTACTCTCAGCGGCAGTGTTAATGTTACCTTTGTTACCAACACTGTCTATGATATTCTTTTGGTTAATTATAGATTGGTCTAGCAGGTCTTTAATGGCCTTCATATCCCGTAGAGCGTCTGGTTTACTGTACCAGAATTGTTGAGATTTTGGTAACAGGTCTTCAATCTCTGCTTTTAGCTGTACACTGTCTCGTAGCCCGGGAAATGCAGAGATGATGTTAAACTTAGTTACCTTAACCAGAGAATCTAAGGTTGTAGCCGCATCTGCAGTATCAGGAGCCATTGTCTGGTTAAAGATACCAGAAAATTTGTTACCTATTTTACCAAAGAAACCTTCAGGGCCAAATGCGGCCTGAATATTTTCTAAATCTTCAATACTGCCTGAGAAACCAGAGGCTTTTAATGCCTCTTCCATCTCAAGTTTTGCAGCCTCTAAGTTGGCTTTTTCTTCTTCAGTAAGGGTAGACTCCACAATCCTAGAAGTTGCATCCTCAACAGTCTCAGTACCCCCGATTTCACTCTGTTGGTTTGTGGCTGTATCGACGATGACTGGTCTGCCGAAGCCATCACTAGTCACCTTAATAGTACCATTGACGATACCCAAGGCACGTTGACGGTCAATACCGCTCTCCACTAGTGCCTCTACCTTAGCCGCATCGTCCATGCCAGCTACAGTATTTAGAGAGCCTTCAATGATTGGCTTGGTAGTATTAAACCACTCAGTAGCCTCTTTGCGCTCTGCTTCGTCGTCAGATAGCAGCATAGAACCAAACTTAATTAGGTCTGCAGTGTAGTTTGCGGATGTGTAGCTTTGCTGCTTATCCTTGACTGCCTTACTCTGCTCTTCCCAATTACGCTCAAATTCAGCTAGCTTGTTGCGGTAGTCTTCGCCTTGTAGATCAGAGACACCTTCTTCTTCCATGAAGCTCTGTAGAGCGGCCTGTTTAGCCGTAAGCATCTGACCGTGGTTAGCTGGCTTGACTGGACTGTAACCGTCCTCTGTATATTTTTTAAACTGCTCTTGAGTAGTTGCCTCTACTTCGGAACCATTTAAGTACAGTGTCTGCTTAACGTAGTCTGGTTGTTCTGCAGGTTTAATTACAGACCATTCATCGTTAATAGCCTCTTGTTCTTCGGCTTTAGATTTAACAGTCCACTCCGCACCATCTTTATAGAGTGTACGTGAGTATTTTTCTGTAGCCGCTGGTTTAATAGGAGAGAAGTTAGCTTTTATAGCCTCATCATAATCTTCTTGGTTGAATACCTCTTGGGACTCTCCTGCAGCATTGTACAGCATACGCGGTTTAAAGTCTTCAGGCTCCGCAGGTTCTACAGGAGACCATTCATCCTTAATAGCCTGTTCATAAGTAGCTTTATCATAGATAGGCCACTTCGCACCATCTTTGTACACAGTACGAGTTGGGAAGTCTGCAGGGTCTGCAGGTTGAATACTATCAAAACCCTGCTTGCGTAATTGAGCTTCTTCCACAGCATCTCTAGGAGTAGTCTTACGTCCATCTGGGTGAAACATCTCTACACTTATGTAATCAGCTTCACCGAAGGATGCTAGTCTGCGATCTAAATCTGCACGGCGTTCTGCAGTAATTGATTGATCAGAAAGCTCATAACGAACTTCATCAATATCCATCTCTAGTACGTTCTTACCTCTAGACTGACCAAACTCAATACGGCCTTCAGAAGAAAGATTATTGATACGCGCACTCTCAGCCTCAAACGGGCCATCGCCTTGGCGTAGCTGCCCTAGATCATTCATTTGCTGATCGATGTCTGCCTGTGGCGTACCCTCTACGTAACTAGAAGACTGCTTCATAATAGCGTCTAGGTCTGCAAACCCAGTAATTCCTAGGTTAGTGACCACACTACGGACGGCATTCTTATTGTCCTCGGTTACATCATAACCCTTAACAGTCAAATAGCCGTTAACCAGACGCTCCTGAGCCTGTACCTTTTTATCTTCTTCGCGCTGCGCCTTGGCAATTGAACGGGCATTGGCGCGGGCCTCTCGCCGCTTCTCCAATTCCTCTTGGCGTTTGGCCTCGTCCTGTCTACGTATACCAGCGGCTATTTGGTCGGCAAAACCTGAGAAGTAGTCCCGTGGCTCCTTGTAATTACCAGCGGCAATATTGGCACGTACTTTTGCAGCCTCACTACGAAAGCTCATCTTCAGGCTCCTCTTCTGTTACTTCGCCTAGCATAGCCGCTTGCTCTTCAGGACTAGCCACCATGTCGCTTGGTTCAGGCATTGACATGAGACCTCGGTTAGCGGCCTCCTGCACCATAGATTGTTCTATATCACCAGTCGCCTGTTCCTCTGGATCATCAATAGACATTCCAAGAGAAATCTTGAGTAGGGTAGGTGTAATTGCTACGCGGTCCTTGTCCTCAATACCCATCTCATACTTGATGTCTACGTCCTTAGCGGAAATCTCAATGTAACGGGCTAGGGGGCCAGCGCAGAGTATGGCTAGGTCTATGCCTATCTTACCCTTGCTCACGGCCTGTAGGAGTATGGTAGTTACAATAGTAGTGATGTGAGCGTCTATGCCCAGCATAGCGAAGACCAGTTCCTTCTTCTCTGGCTCATCAATTTTATCAATCAAGTAGCTGACTGCTTCGTCATAATCTACAATATCTGGTGGTCGGTGCCACGCATAGTTGCGGGTGTCTGACAAATAGTTTGCACCGGGAATTGGAGCATTAAGCCTCATCTTCTAACTCCTCTTCCTTCTCAATTGTACTGTCAGTCTTCTCGTCTAGAAGTTCTTCTTCTAAGTCGTCAAAGTACTCAGGGGTAAAAAACACGCCGTCTGGCTTCAGGGCTGCAGTATCCTTGAGCAATTTGCCCTTCAGAAACTGCTTGATAGATTTCTTTACTGCATCATCAAACGTCATTGCTTATCATCCCGTAATTAACCATGAGGTATCCATGTTCACCTTCTATGACGGCCTCTGGGTGGGTTTTCTGTACTTCTTGGGCTAGTACGCCGAATGTCGGGTATTTATCTGCGCCAATGCGCTTACCTTCTTCATTCCAGTCCCAAGTGTAGAAGTTAACACCCTTCAACGTATCGTAGTGCTGGATGTTCTCTTTCAGGCGTACATCAGATAGACCCTTCAGGAAGTCCACAGCCCACTTAGAACCTGAGCTAGAGCCTAGGAATGCGCCACCAATTGTCAGTAGCCCTTCCATAAATCCGCTACCGCCCTTCTGCCCAGACTGCGCTTGCATCTGCGCAATCAGTAGACGTAGCTCACGCTCTTGGTCGTTGTCCGTTGTCTTCCAAATGTAGTCTAGGAGGTTGTCTGCGTAGTCCCACAACTCGGCTTGCTGCTCTGAGGTGAGGTCTAGGGCAGACTTAACGTCAGTAGTGTATGCATCGAACTCCGCTTGGAAGGTGGTAGTCTCCACAGTCTGTCGCCATTTAGCATTTGCCAAGTCTATCTGGTACTGCATCTCAGCTACAAACTTTTGACGGTCATTGCGGATGTCTGCGTTAAACTGTGCAGCGTCATTAATCTCGCCAGCATTGAACTTCAGTAGTGCGTTGATCTCAGAGGTATTGTGCCGCTGAATATTCACAGCCAGTTCATCATAGAACTTCTGCATATCGTTGGCGACTTCTGCGCCGAACCTACGAGCTACGTTGGTAGCATTAGTGTTATCAAACAATGCCTGAACGAGTGCTTGCTTGTTAATTACTTCTGCCTGTTGCTCATTAGACAGGTTGGTCAGGTCCATCTCTAGGAAAGCCTTGGCATTCTGCACGGCTGCTTGAGAGCGTACATCCAAGTTAGCCAACTCAATCTGTGACAAGACCTTGGCCTTATTGATAATGGCTTCCTGCTTATTGTTCAGGTTCTCTACAGTCAGTGTCTGGAAGAAGGTGGCTTCCTTCTCAGCTACTCCCATCATAGATTCCATAATAGCATTAGACATTGCAGCGGTTGCCGCCGTACCTGAGATACCGTTGAAGCTAATGGAACGCATGACATCGCGGTTAACTGCTTGCGCCCAAGGTGGGATAATTGGATTACCGTTAGCGTCTTTAAATTCAGCCGCAATAGTCTTCATCTGCCAGACTATGGATGTCTTGGCATCTACAAACTCTTTACCTTCGCGTACCAGCTTATCAGCCAGTAGCTTACCTGCAGTAGTACTGGTGTCGATGACTTTGGAGAGGTCTACGTTAGCCCAGTCATTGAGTGCAATACCCAGTTCGTTGGCAGTGCCATCTGCATTAACGCCAGTAGCGGCACCAGTAACGTCAATAGTGTACTTATCCGCGTCTACTAAGTTCTCATCTCTGATTTCGCCTGTGACTGGGTCCACCATCTCATTGTCTGTGAGATTAGCCATTTCTGGATCGTAGGTAGTACCAGTCTTATCCTCTACATCGTCTACAGTCGCTATGTCTTCGTTGGCTACGGTATTAGGGTCGTAGCCCTCATTATCACCGAGCGAGTAGTTAGGGTCATTAGGATCAATGTTCGTACCCTCAGCGTCAGCGTCTAGGGTAGGGATCAAGTCAGACAACTTCATTCCACGGTCTTCGAGGAACTTCATAGGGTCTGCGATGATGGCGTTTGCTTCTGCAGCATTTGTCACAAGACCTGCAGCCTTAGCCATCTCCACAATCTGATCTATGTTAGTAGTATCCCCAGAGCCGCCATCTGACGGCTGTGAGTTGTCCTGCTCTTCCTGTAGAATGCGGTCTGCATCGTCGTCATTACCCTGCGCACGTTGCTCTGCAGCCATGATCTTGTATTTACTGGTGGACTGGTCGTAGCCTTCCATACCGGGAAATAGTCCATTGGCATCCTCTTTCAGAGAATCCATGACCTTCTGCTCACCGTTAATATCTACGACTTTGACTTCGTAGGGCAGTCCCAAGAAGTTATATGAGTAGGACATCTCCCCGTTATTGTAGACTTGGCGACCATCTACTACGGAACCTTTCTTAATGTCTTCCTCTGGGTCTAGGTTGTTTGCCCATCCAGAGATTGTACCAATGATACCTACTGGCGAGGCAAATCCTAGAAGTTTAGAAATACCAGATGGAGCCGAACCCGCTGGTACAAAGTCTTCATTTGTACCGCTGGATGTTATGTTCTCAGAATTAGTACTCTCACTATTAGCCGAACCTGAGTAGACGGCCTTGCCAGAGTTATCACTCCCATAACCGCCAGAGCTGTTTTTTTCAACTACTTTACCAGCATTACTACCTGAGTCGTAGGTAAGTGTACCGCCTACGTATGAAGCACCATCATTAGGGGTAAACGTATTAGCTACGCTCTCAGTAAAGCTATTGCCACCGCCAAATGTATCTGACCAAAAGCCCATTATAGTTTACCCTTCTCTGTTTCACACGCACGAATACGGTCCCGCAACTTTGCGTAGTCTGCTATTGCCATTGGGATTGTCGTGTAGTCTTCAGGTAACGCATCTAGCTCAGTGGCTAACTCTTCGTTCCATTCTGTTGAGTATTGTGAGATTGGTGGACAATAAACGTCCAGCTTGGTCCTATAGACCGCTCCCGCGCAACCTGTCAGTGAGAGACTTACGATCATCAATATTATCGTCTTCATGCTCTGCCATCGCTTTGTAAAAATCAGTCGCCTTTTTTTGCGCCTGTAGATCGTCCTTCAGGACTTTATTCTTCTCATTAGCTGCCCCACGCACCTTGCCCATTACGTAAATAATAGGCAGGGCTAGGGCCAATGCGCCAATGATGTAACTCTTAATCTTGCCGAAGATAAACATCAGTGGATACCTTCTTTATTGTCCTTGTATCGAGCGTATGCTGCCAAGGCGATGCCGCCGATAGCACAGATTAAGAAGATGGTTTTGAGGCTGTCTGCGTAGGGAACTAGCCCCTGTAGCTCACCTGCTACCTCATTAAGACCCGTAGCCGCACCCGCAAGTCCTACACCTGCCATAGTCTTAGACTTGGTTAGGGGCTTGGGATGCTCTGCCGTAGGCTTCTGGGGCATCTCAGGACCACCCTCGTCGGAGGGTAGCTGGGCATCACGACTAAAGATTGCTGCCTCTGCAGCGCGGCGACGAGTAAGCCCACGAAGGGGCTGTAGCTTGCCGTCTACTCTGGCCTTGTTCCAGCGCATGATCTGCTCTGGGCATTCGTCGTAATTTCCGCTGTTCAGACGCTTTAGCAAAGTTGATGACCTGAACGCCCCGCCGCCTAAGTTGAATACGAAGGATGTCAGCGCATCAAACTGTCCTTGGGTCAGTGGCACGTTAACAGACTTCTTAACTATCTTTGCGTGTTCGTTAAGATCATCTATTAGACGCTGCTCTGCCTCTGCCACGGTACACTTCATACCAGAGCGAATACCCTTAGTTGCGCCATATCCTAGCGTCCACTTTCCAGCGGGGCAGCGATATGCGTGTACTAGGCCATCGTCCTTTAGCTTGTGTAATCCTTCAAACTTCTTAACGAGTTCAATACAGTCTTTTGATACTGAGGTTGGGTGCATTACTTATCCTGTCGTTGCATAAGGCGATGCGAAGCCAGTATTAGGTGTATTGGCTGACATCGCTGGGCTTAGGTTGCCCATTGATACGTTTGCTCCCTGACGCATATTTAGTTGAGATAGTCTATTCAGGCTCTGATTGATGTTTAGAACCTGATCCCCTATACGGTTGCCTCCCGCATCGAAGGCTCTTAGCAGTAGGTTACCGTTATCATCTACTGCGCGTGAAATTGATGTACCATTATCCGAGATGCTGTTCTGGATTAGGTTACCTTGGTCGTCGAATGCCTGACCCAACTCGCGGAACTCGTTACGCATATTAACGTCTAGATCAGTCTGCTCTGCAGCAATCCGAGACAAGTCACGTGCCTGAGTATCCAGCTTCTTATCCTGTGCGCTGAAGCCAGATGCAATTGCACGTAGCTCTGTATTAGTATTTGCTTCAGCACTGTCAAAGCGTTGGTCAATCTGCCCAAGTAGTGAGCGTTCATACTGCTCCGCATTATCCAGCATAGTGCCTACGTTCATCTGTACTGCACTAATCTCGTTGCCGTTAGCATCCAGCTTACGCTCAATGACGTTGCCTTGGTCATCCATAGCACGGCTAATTGTATTACCCTGCTCGTCGATTGCGTTGGCAATGAGGTTACCGTTCTCATCGAAGGAGTTGGCGAGTGTCTGGTATTGCTGCTTAGTCTCAACACCAATTGTGTCTGCAGTAGTCTGAATAAGATCACGAACATTACCGAGGCGAATGGACAAGGCTTGCTGTGCAGTCTGGTCTGCTAGAGAAGCCTCTGCGAAGCCAGTGCCTACGTCACTACCGAGTTGCTGGAACCCAGTATCAATGCCAGTACCCAGAGTACCAATCTGTTGAGCCAAGTTAGTCTGCCCCTGAGCAGCCGCCTGAGCAAAGTTACCCAAGTCCTCACGCAGACGATCAGTCTGGTTAGCCTGTGCCGTTGCGAGGTCTGCGCGAGTTTGTTGCGCCAGTTCCGTATCCTGACCGTAACGATCTACGTAGGTGTCGAAGCTAGACTTAAACTCGTCTTGTCCAGCTTGTAGATTGTCTTGGTTAGCCATCATCTGAGTTGCATAGGTATCTGCAGTAGATGACATAGTGTCTAGGCTCCCCTGCAGGTCACCCTGACCGCCGAGGATATTAGCCTGTGTATTCGTAAGCTGAGTATTGACTGCGTCAGCATTCGCGGCACGTTCACTAGCGGCATCAGCCATGCCAGCGTCTACAGTGTCAAAGCGAGAGCCAGCGGCATCGAAGCCAGCGTCTACAGTGGACTGTACGTTATTTACGTTGTCACCGACTGTGTCCACGGACGATTGTACGTTGCCTACGCTGTCGTCTAGAGTATCGAAGCGACCACCAGCCGCCGCAAAGCCCGTGTCTAGGGAAGACTGTAGGCCACCAGTGTTATTCTCTAGGGCAGTCAGTAGGTTGTTATAATACTGCTCACGGCCTGTAGAAGCGTCAGTGAAGTTGTCTGCCATACTAGTGCCGTAAGAGTTTAAAAGCTCAGTCAGGTTAGTGAAGCCAGTGTCCATCTTCGCACCTGCTCCAGTGAAGCCTGTGTCGATTTTAGACCCTAGTCCAGTGACCCCAGTAGATATATTATCTAGCTTAGTACCCGCGCCAGAGAAGCCCTCTTCGATCTGCGTACCCAGCCCAGTCTGATTGTTCTGAAGCTGTTTATACTGATCATCTCCTAGCCCCGTGTTAGTGACCGTGGTGCTTTTGTTAAAACTCATGTCTTTATCCTTTCACGGCTAGGAATCCTACGTCCCTGTAGCCCATCCTTTCCAGAAATTTTTTGTAGCCAGTTCCGTAGGCTTCAGTAGACGCGCCGATAGAGATTTCTTCTGCGCCATTCTTGCGGCCCCATTTTTCGAAAGCGTGGACCATTTGCTTTAAAATGAGCGGTGCATATCTACGGTGTTCTGGTAGAATACACACCGCCCAGTCTCCCGCATACTTCATGTCACTAAAGTAGTGGTAGTCTACGTAGCCATGAAAATAACCGAGTATTTCATCTGAGCCTTGTCTAAGAGCAACCGCTACAAATACAGGGCTTTTGGGCTGTAGGCTCATGGAGAGAAGCTGTCTTACTTTTTCTTCTTTGTAAGTGAATACGCTGTATCTAGAATTGTCGTGTAGCCATTTGGCTATCTTCAGTACAGCGGGGAGGTCTGTCTCTCTGAGCCGTCGAACATAGACGGTCATACGTACCTAGTTAAATAATTTAGTATGCAATCAGTATAGCACTTAGTTAATTGCTTTTCAAGAAGATTATGCTGCTTCTTCTACTTCTTCTTGTGCTAGACTTTTAGTCAGTAGTTCTACGAAGGCTTGCTTGCCTACGTTCAGTTGATCGAGGTTAAATTGAGTAGTATCAATCTTTCGATTTAAGTCTGCAATGTGATTTACCATGATCTTTTGCTGATCAGTAAAACTCTCTGCGTCATATTCTTTGTCGTTGATGACAATGGTTTGCTTTTTTTCTGCCATTGCTTTTCTCCTTAGTTATACCGCATCCTTAACTGCTTGCGGCGTAGCATCGACTACCGCCTGTGCCGCTGCACGTTCTTCGTTGCACAACGATTTACACCTCTTGCGCTGCATCACGCTCTGAACGTGTTTGGTAGTCATCCCGTGATGTCACCAAAGTTACAAAATCAGCTTTGTTACTTGGGATGGGATCAGTAAAGGTATCATCATTCATAAGTTGTTGCGTCCAGTTTTGCTGCATACGCTTCCAACAGTTGTTGATCTTACCATCAACTGCGCCTTGCACCCATTCTTGGATGTCCAGTAGATCATTTAACAAAACCTTTTCGTCTGTATCATCTACCGTGATTGTGATTGTTACTGCCATTGTTTCACTCCTTTATGTGAGGGTTATTTCGCCCATTATCCCAGCATATAGCCTGACCATCTGGTGTAGTTAGAATCGGCTACAACGGTTGTCTGATTAAGTGTGCCGCCATTTTGATTTATTCTAAGAAACGCCGTGTCGCCTTGATCCATGTCTGCGACGAATGACCAAATAAACTGAAAACTAGTGTCGGCACTAAGTACGTTTCCTGGATAGAAAAGATAATGATAATTCCGATTGCTTGTGGAACAATCAAGAACATAATAATTGGCGGCGGTATCTATGGCAGAAACCAAAAGTTGAACATTCATTTGATATTTACCTGTTACAGGTGCAGTGAATGTATTTGATGCAAAGTTTCCACCAACATCATAAGCCTCATAATTCATGGTGATAGTTGCCCAAGAACCTGAACTTGTGGTTTGTGTGGTTGTTGTGGTGTGCAACAAGAAGGCAGGTTGATATTGTTTTCTAACCTCACCGCTTTGCCAGATACGCATACGCTCCGTACTATCCGTGGAGAAGGTAATAGGAAATGAGCCTTCGCTAAATAGGTAGCGATCATATGCGGCAGAGCCATATCCTAAACTGCCTGAACTGTTTTCTATGCCAACACGAAAGTCCTTACCGTTAAAACTCTCGTACAACGTCTGTGCGCCTGAGTTATTAGAACCGTAAAGTCTAATCGTAGTGCCGATAGGTCTTTCTACGTTAATATCAAAAACAGTAGTAGGTGCCTGACCACCAATGGACACGCTTTCATCTACAACTGTAAGTGGCCCTGCTTTTAGGTTATCGCCATTCTTGTAGGCCATATCGCCTAAGTCAGCATTTGTAGGCACCTGATTGGGGTCTGTTCCGATTAGTTTAGCCATTAGTTATCTCCTGCCCATTTGCGGTAGGGCGTTGCAGGTGCATCCACAGTCGGTAGTTCCGCTTCCTGTGCAGCCGTAAGTTCTTCCCGTAGGTTTGCGTGATAGCCCTCAATCGCTTCCATCTCAGGGTATTCCATGCCCTCACCGTCAGTCAGCATAGTGCCTGTCTCACGGTACATAGTGCCGATGATGTCTAGCATGGGCGTGTCTGCCATCCACTCGTATGCACCGCTAGGGCCGTCCCACTCTGCGTCAGGCTCTAGATCGTCTGGACGACTGTTGAGTGCATCAGTGGGGTCATACTCTTTGTGCGCCAGCGATGCAGCTTCTAGGGCTTCCCAGAGTGCAGCTTCGGAGGTGGCTTTGAGGTAATAGGTTGTCATAGCTTATGCCTCCGTCATTGCTTGCAGTGTGGCGTTGGTTAGACGTTCATTCCAGAATGCCACTTTTGACAAATGCCCATTTAATAACTGCGCACCATTCCCAAAATGAATACTATTTATACCATAAAGGTCTGGTACAGAGGCATCTGTTAAGACAGTTCCACCATTACCTGATGTTGCAAAATCATCTTTACTATAAGCAGTTGCTATTCTTAACTCTTGGTTAGCCGTAATAGTACCAGTTGGATTGGTGTCAGCATATATAGTATTATCTAAATATATAGTTGAACCAGAAGCACCGTTTGCCCGATAGTACTGATAGTGATAATTACCGCCTTGTGGTGTAGTGCTAGAAGCCAACCTTGAACCAATTAATACAGGCGTTGGCCCACCCACAGTATTATCTCTTGCTACAGTTGAAGCAGAATAGACTGTAAAGTCACCACCATAATAACCTATCTCTGAAGAAGACATTGCAGCATAATCAGCCGCCCTAGTCACAGTAGACCCAGAGGTGGGGATGTATGACGTTGGGAAGGAGCCAGCTTCTACTTGCGTTCCCCAGATGAGAATGCCAAAACCATATTGGCTTGCTTCAGATTGCCATGCCGCATCGGTCATATCTTGATCCATGACATGAATTTGGCAGCTATCTGTATTTGTTATATTCGGGTATGTCGCAACACACCTATACCAACCGTTACCTACGTCTTTTATACTATAAGAAGTAACATCATTTAACGGGTAGTCAGGATCGGCAGGTGCTATTCCTGCGCTACCTGTTACGCCCTGTTCCAAGTCAAACACAATCTGGTGCCAATAACCGTTTATCTGCGCTCTAAAAGCACCATACCTAAGTCCCGCCGCTTTCATGTAGCACGACATTGTAACAGGGTTACTGCTAGTAGCACTCAAGATAAATCTAACCCTATGCTCTACTGACCCTGCGCTTTGTGATGGAGACAGCATTAAAGCGTCACCGCCGCCATCAGGGGCAACTCCATAATTAGGATACCTAGTATTAAGTGTTCCACTAGGGTTCCAAGCCGAAGCGTTAAAACCTTCAGAATAGGTAACTTGGTTCGTCCGACTTTCCTCAATCAGCAAGCCCTTGCTTTCACCTGTCACTGGATCGTGGTCAAACCGTGCCTCACCTGATGCCGATGTTTGCAGTGTCGGTTGGTACTTCACTATGGGACTAGAGTTGGTTGGGGTATAGGCTGTGACACTAGACCGTTGTTCTAATTGTGGCCCCCATAATGTAATCTCAGTACCTATCGTTGGGGAGGAAGTGCCCCAAGGGTTGCTATTAGTATTACTATTTTCAATTGAGATGATGTAATAATCATTAGTATCTTGAATATTAGCCAATATGCAACGGTACCACCCATTACCAACACTTTGAATTGATGCCGTGCAATTAGAACTAAACCCTACTGCGCCATTTGTAACATCAAAATAAGCCCACACGTTATTGTTGGGAGCAGCAGACGAAAATGCTACCCAATCTGAATTAGAATACTTAGCATAAAACGATACAGTAGACCCAATAGGGACATCTATCTGTCTGTATACACCACTATTTCCTGCGTTAGAGGAACGAACAGTTATAGCAGTAGAAGTTCCGTCTGGGGCGGTTTCTGTAGTAGAAGTTGTTGTAACCCCTGCGGCAAAACTCCAACCGAAGAAAGATGTAGAATACGGTAGCAAATTCTCTTCAGCCTTAGTCGTCGTCTTACCATCCCAGTAAGTCGCAGTGCTGCCACGGGTAAACGTGATCCGTGGATCAAGGGTCTTGCTGTTGGCAAAGTCTAGCAGAAGGCTAGGACGGACGGTTGGTAGGGCTTCTGTGCTATCATACTGACCTGCCGTTACCGTGCCTGTGATAGTGGCAGTGGTAGCACCTACGTCACCCGTGATGTCCACCCCGTCAGCGGCAGTTGAGAGTTTAATCTGATTACCGTGAAACAGTTCAACTTCACCGCCATCTACAAATCGTGCATAGTTGGAACTAAAATTCGTATTGGCGAAACGAATATCAGTACCTAAAACCCATAACTCGCCGCCAGTACCTTGTTCCCAGATGTAGCTGTTACCAGTGGAGACATCATGGTAAATACGCAGATCGTTATCATCACCTAGACGAATTTGTACGTTATCGCCTAGATCGACGTTACCAGTAAACGTAGGGCTTGCGAGTGGGGCAGCACCAGACACTTCCGCTACTGAAATAGTACCGTCAGCAAACTCGCTACCGTCTGAAATAAAATCGGCTAGTGTCCGTGCTTTTGACATTTAAGTTTCCCCGTAATTATTCTGCAGCCTGTGCCGCAATGTGGGCTGCGTATGCGTCTTTTACTGCTTGCGTATGAACGGCTGCGCAGATGGCTTGCACCTCTGTGCTTTCACCTGTGATGTCTGC